AGCATCGAAACGGCGCTGAAGCGCAAATTAACGGAGACTACTATGACGAGCGAACAAATCATTCAGAGCATCGAAAAGGCACAGCGCGAATTGCCATGGAATGGCCGTCCTACCCAATTTCAAAACAACATCGCATCAGTTTCCATCGAAGGCGAGAGCATCGCTCGTGGTTGGGGTTTTGAATGGATCGATGGCGAAGGATATCCACAAGGCTATTGGGATGCTGTGATCAAGGGCATGAAGCATAATTTGAAGGTAAGTGGATATCCCAAGGATGTCCATGAATTCTACGCAAAATTTTTCTGAGGAGGGAAATATGACATTCACAGCAAAAGACATCGAAAAGGCAATCGGTGCTGATTTCATCTCATTGGTTCATGAACCGGAGGAAGGATATTGGTATTTCATTTATAATGATGGGCTGCATGTCAGGACGAAGAGCGTCCCTTTCACCAAGTTGAGCAATTTGCCATTTGAGGAATGGGTGCAAATGGGTAATGAATTTAACGAAGACATTATCGAAGATGCGATAGAGTTTGAATCTCACAAGGATGATTGGAAGTGGGAGAATATTGCAGACAATCACTAATTAGGTGGGGAAAAACTCCCCACCTTATTTCATTGTAAACGCAAATATGTGAGGATGATCAATCAGTTAGGGAGAATATTGTGGTTGATCAGCAGATACTATTACCGAATGAGCAGTCTAAAGTATCTGTTGGAGAGATAACTTTGGCGATTACTGAAGACAGACCATTTGGCGATGCCATGGCTTTCACAGTGTCGGAAGAGTTCTCAGAGATGAACCTCTACATGCAATATTCAGTAATAAACACAGCCATTGATCTGTTTAAGAACATAGCGAACCAATTGGATAGGGAGATCCAGAATGCAGAAAAGCTGTCAAACGTGCGCTCACTTTAAGTCTGGCGTTACCGATATGGGAACTTGCCATCTGTATCCACCTCGCTTCTCAAGTGCGACTGTGGTGGGTAATCCATGGGAATTCCCTAAAGTCTATGAGAGCAACTTCTGTGGTCAGCACAAAGCAGAGGCAGAAACCACTGTGAAAGCAGAAGAGCCATCAAAGCCAGACATGTCTGATGCTAATAAGTTCTATGAAGAGCGTAACGCCAAGATCGCTAAGGCTGTCGAGGCAGGTAGGACTTATAGGGACATAGGTAAGGAATTTGGAATATCGCCTTCACGGGTGGCTATCATTGTCCATAGGGACAAGCGCAACAAGGAGATGCTGAAGAACAAGAAGCTGAAGGAAGAGAAGGGACATTCGATATATGTCAAATACTCAGCCTTCAACATCAATAAGGAAGGCTATGACTTCCTGATGAAGAGTGTCGAAGAGGCTGAATTCTCAGTCAGAACGGTAAACTGCCTTAAGAATGACAATGTCAATTACATTTGGCAGATCTTTGGAAAGACAGAGGCTGAACTGTTCAGGATGCCTAACTTTGGTCGGAAGTCTCTTAATGAACTGAAAGAGGTCTTCGCAGCACATAAGTTCAATCTCCATGATCAACTGTCAGAAAGTCTGCTTTGGCATTTGGAAAAGGGAATTGCCTATAACCGTATAGGTGGAACTTCGATAAAGTGGGGAGGAGACAAGTCACCATGGCAATAAGAGACATAGTCGTAAACCAATACATGCGTCACATGAAGATGAAGTCGTCTGAGAACACATTCACTCAGATGACCAAGTATGTGATCATGATTCAGGACGAAGGATCTAACGAGTGGAGAGAGATCAAAGTCCAAGAGGTCTTTGAGAACACAAAGGACAATCCAATCATTATAGATGATACAGTCTATTTAGATAAAGATGATGGTGGTGGCGATTAAAGGCTGTTAAAGGTGATTATCACTCGTTAAGAGTTGTTAGTCATATTAAGGGTCATTGTGGGCGCGTAAGGGTGATTAATGGACGTTATCGATACTATTTTATGGTTGTTCGAAGCTATTCCATTGGCGCTCATATGGGTGTCGATCATCATATTGGCGTGGAATATCATCCATGCTGATTTCACAAAACCAATGAAATGAGAGATCCATGGTTCAAGATCCTGCGATGGTCAAAAGCGACTATGATCGTGTTGAGTTCGATCATTACGAGACTGAGCCATGGGTTACGCATGTATTGCTGCGGAATGTGGCGTTTAAAAGCATATGGGAACCTGCTTGCGGCAAAGGAGCGATTGTCGATGTGGTTCGATCCGTTGGCTTGCATTGCGTCGGCAGTGACATCAGGGACTATGGACGAGGCTTCAAAGTGGGAGACTTCATGTTCCATACTGAACCGACTGACATGGATATCGTTACCAATCCGCCATACTATGACGACATAGCTGATCAGTTTATTGAGCGAGCATTGATCCTGACGCAGAGCAACAAGCGCAAGGTGGCTATGCTTCTGAGGAATGAATTCGACTGTGCATCAAGTCGGAGAGGTATCTTTGGCGATTACCCATTTGCCATGAAGATCGTTCTATTGAGACGGCCAAGGTGGTTTAAGGATTCGGATGGCTCGCCAAGGCATAACTATGCGTGGTATGTCTGGGATTGGAATAGCTTGAGGCCACCTACGATTGTCTACGACAAATGACAAAGCATGTCGTCATAAAGCCAAACGAGTTCACTCAGCGTCTTACAGGCAGTAAAGCGCCCATTGACGTTGCAAGGACGAGGAAGGCTATCTATCGGCGTAAGATGGAGCGGAGCCTTTATGAGTTCACTATGAAGGCTTGGCATGTGATCGATCCCGCTCCGTTCGTCGGTGGCGGGTTCGCCATGCAAGCGGTCTGTGATCACCTTCAGGCTTGCGCTGACGGCCATATCCGAAACCTGATCATCAACATCCCGCCTCGCTTCTCGAAGTCCACTCTGTGCGGTGTATTGTTTCCTGCATGGGTATGGGCGCAGCCTGAGAACAGTCCTGTCATTGGCAATGGCGTTCAGTTCCTTCATGCGTCTTATAGCCAGAACTTAGCGCTCCAAGACAGCTTGAAGTGCCGTCGTCTCATTGAGAGCGATTGGTATGAATCCTATTGGGGAGATCGTGTCGAGTTGATGGGAGATCAGAACACCAAAAGCCAATTCGATCTGGTCAGCGGTGGACGACGCAACACTGTCTCTGTCGGTGGCTCGACCACAGGTATGGGCGGTAACTATCTAATCGCTGACGATCCCAATAACGCTCGTGAGGCTAACTCTGAGGCTGTGATCCAATCCACTCTGGAGTGGTGGGACATGGCTTGGTCAACTCGTCTGAACGATCCTAAGTCTGGCGTTCGCATCGTCATCCAACAGCGCCTGAACGAGCGTGATGTGACGGGACATATCTTGTCTGAAGATGTCGGTGATTGGACGCATTTAATGCTGCCCATGAGGTTCGAGCCAGAGCGTCGGATCTATACGTCGATTGGCTTTGATGATGATGGTCAAGAACTATCATGGACAGATCCACGACAGACTGAAGGCGAACTGCTGTGGCCGGAGCGCTTTGGCGAAGAGCAGGTATCGATGCTTGAGCGGACGCTTGGCCCATATGGGACGGCAGGACAGTTGCAGCAGCGTCCACAACCTGCGGGTGGTGGGATCATCAAGCGCCTGTGGTGGCAACCATGGGACAAGGATTTCTATCCAGATTCTGAGATCAATATTGGCAGTCTCGACTTGGCTTATACCACCAAGAAGGAGAACGACTTCAGCGCTATGACCACTTGGTCGATCTGGCGCGATAGCGGTGAGGCGACTGCGGTTGCTGCTCGAAACATGTCAGGTCAGGCTTGGATACAGAAGTCTGTGGTCGAGGCTGATGTGCCTAAGATCATCTTGACTGACGCTTGGAAGGTTCGATTGGAGTTTCACGAACTCGTCGAGAAGATCATTGAGACATCCAGAAAGCAGAAGTTGGATGTGCTGCTGATCGAAGCAAAAGGGCCAGGCATCAGTGTGGCGCAGGAAATCAGGCGATTGGTGGGTATTGAGGAGTTCAGCGTTCGTGAGATCAACCCAGGAGATTTGGACAAGGTCGCTCGTTTATATGCGGTGCAACATCTGTTTGCTGAAGGTCTGATCTATGCTCCGACCAAGCCAGAAGACAATAACGTCTTCAGAGTGTGGGCAGACATGGTTGTGACTGAGGTCGAATCATTCCCGAAAGGCGTTCATGACGATCTGACTGATTCGGTCAGCCAAGCCATCAACTTCATGCGTAAGTCAGGCATGATCCAACGTGGTGCTGAACGGACGAAAGATCTGTCCGACACAATGACATTTAAGGGGAATACGGGTCTGGAGCCATTGTATCCATCATAAATGGCTGTTAATGGTCATTATCGGTGATTAGGGGTAATTTATGGCTAAGGAATATGCTGTGAAGAAATACGATAAGGTTCCACCGAAACCTCAAAATATCTCTCGTTACCCGTTCAAGAACATGGAAGTTGGCGACAGCTTTGTCGTTCCGTTCAATGAGGTTGCATCTGTGGCAAGCCTTCGTGTCAGTGCTTGCGTGACAGGCAAGAGACTTCAGTTCAAATTCAGGGTATTCATAGACAAAGAACTAGATCCGAATGCCTATCGGGTGATCCGCATTAAATGAACCAAGAAAGGATCTAACCATGTCTGGATTAGATTTCTTTGTAATCGGTGCGTTGGCAGGAGCAGCTTGGCGCGAACTTATTAATATCCTCATTCGTGTAATGTCGGCAGGTGAGGAATGGAAACTCTTTTGGAGGACTTTAAATGTTGGATGGAAATACATCAAAGGCAGGATCGAAGCGTTACGCAGATCCAGAGACGCTCAACCACTTGATCAAACTTCAGAAGGAAGTGGCAAGCATGGACAGGCAAATGAAGAACATTCTGAACCACACAACGTCGTCGATGAAGGAAAGGCGGAGCCTAGTATTGGCTCTTCAAAAGATATCTCTGGGCGATAAAGATCCTGTGAAAACAGCACAAGAGGCATTGAAGGAAACAGGCCATCTGTATTAATGGTGATTAATGGAGATTAACGGATTGAAAGTTTGAATAATGACTAAAATGCATATCAGTGAGAAGCTAAATAATTGGTTAAAGTGGGCATCAGACGGACAGAAGGCTGTCATCACTGAGGCTCGTGATGAAATCCTTCAATTGCAGAACCGCATTGAAACGCTTCAGGAAGTCGTGCGTGAAGACCACGCATTTGCGCTTGAATTATTCAAAGAGCGTGAGCGGTTGCGGCGTATCATTTGTAATTTGCTTGACGACGGTGATGAAACAGATCTTGCAGCCGCCCTTGAAGCACTAAAGGGAGATGAGTGATGTCATATCCACATTTTGATTATCGTATTGGATCGTCATTAACTCCTCATCAACTTGCACAGGCTCAAGCGAATTATGATGCTCAACGAGCATTTCGCTCAACGCAGCGAAAATCTAAATCTGGTGTTCCAATTGTTCCATTGAAAAAGGATAAGTGATGGAATGGCAAACAATTGATAGCTGTCCAAAAGATCCATGGTCAGATCCGTTTTTGGTCTATGATGCCAACGCAGATAAGCGTAAGATCAAGATTGCGGTATGGGAAAAACGTGACTATGGCGGTTATGTATATGATGTTTATGGTGGCGTTATAAGACATGCTACCCATTGGATGGCACTTCCTGATTATCCAAACCCACTTCCAAAAAGGCCCACAGATAAAGAAGGCAGACGTTTGAAATGAATATAAGAACAGGTTTGTTTTTATATGTCCGGTATGAAGATATTGGGAAAAAAGAACGTGAAGGATGGATGGTTATAGGTAATCTTGGACTTCCACATTCAAACTATTCTGTTCTTATGTGGCGTTGTGATTGCATTC